GAAGGAGTTGATAAGGGTGTTCAATGACGGTAAACAAGCAACCGCGCCCGAGGTTCTCCCTACGATTCTAGTCCCTTATCAAGAATCTTGTCGCGTTTCCGCATCAAGCGATCTCGCTTCTTGACGACCCTAGCAATCCGTTGAGTTAACATCAAGCATTCATCTTCAAGAATTTGAACTTTTATTTGGTCTTTGTGACTTAGGTATTTGCGCTCTATTTTCATATGGTGGTGGTTGTTGTTAGGTTGGTGATTTCAGCAATAACATCTTTAAGGTAAGGAGTAGGGAAAACCTTGGTCTCCTTTGATCTGTTGGTCTCCTTGTCGATTATCTTTGTGACGTGAACGAGCTTCTCTTTTACTAAAGCCCGGATCGCCACCTGTATGGACTCCCGGCTGGTTTGAAGCATGGCCGCAAGCTTAGTGTTGGTGACTCCAGGTTTAAGCACAACGGCAGTGCAAAGGGATGCCCGATACATGGTGTTGATGTTAGCCCGACGAAAAAGCTCGGTGGTCATTAGTAAAGTTTTCATTTTTCAAGGATGTCACGGGCTGCTGCAAGATCACTTGGCACTAGCTTTGCGTATCTCAATGTCATGTTGATGTCCTTGTGTCCCATCCAAGACTGGACCACCTTGATGTTAACACCCTTAGACAGTAGTCGCGTGGCACAGGTGTGTCGGCACGTATAAAACACAAAGTCCTTCAATGCTTCCGGGTCTTTTCGGCGTAACCTTGCCCACTCTCTTGTGATTCTATAGGACGTGTATCGCTTCCACTCCCCAACGGTCTCAAGGGCCTCCAATGCTTTCTTTGTTAACGGGATTGTCCTTGGCTCCCCGTTCTTTGTTTTGATTATGTCGATCACCGGCCCAACGACTGGGTCACGGCGTATCATGGAGGACTTTAGGCCCAACGATTCACTTGGACGCAACCCAGTCGCAATAGACCAACGGAAGAACAACCGAAAGCCGTTGTCATCAATCAAAGCCTCAATGGCATCTTGGTCCTCTTCACTAAAGAACGACATCCGGGCGTCCGATGGTTGCTTTAGGCGTGGAACTTTGAACCCAACGTCATGCATACCTCGTTCCCTTGTGAAATCCAGGCAGGTCTTCAAGGTCTGAAGCTTGGAGTTGATGGTGGAAGGTTTGTTACCCTTCTTGACCTCGCTAAGGATCACCTTGTCGATTACGCCCAACGATAGCCCCCTTGTGGTTTTGGGTAACATCTTAAGCCAGAATTTAATATTCCGACTTTCTACCTCCATCCGGGCCTTACCGGCCCAACGATTCACAAAGGTAACTTCGAATAGCTCTTGTATATTTGCCATGCCCAACGATTAGACGAAAACTTTCAGCATGTAAAGATGTTTTTTCACCGGTAACAAAAAAGCGCCCCAAGGTGATCCAAGGGGCGCTTGTGGCGGTGTTGCGGTGTGATTGTGGCTAGTTACCTCCTCTAAATAACTCCCAAGCTAGGTAGGCAGACAGAAGGGAAAAGAATAGCCAGAGAAGTTCTTCGGTCTTGTTCATTACGCTTCCACGACAAATCCGGTTTCGTCTTTCTTGGCAAGACCTTTCTCAACTAATCCGACAACCTTTCCAGTTCCATCTAAAAACCTTAGATCGCTTTCGTCGCCATCAATAACAGCAAACCCGTTCCACGTCTTTGGAAGCTTACCACGGAAAACAACCGCAACATTTCCCCCGGACGCTAGGAAAGCTTTTGAGTGGACACTATCGCCTTTCTTTTCGCTCCGGGAATAGGTTAAATGGTAGTTTGGAGGAAGGTTTCCCTCTAGATATTCAATCATGCGGTTTTTCCCCTTGGTATAATCGTAAAATTGGACCTCGGGGAATTCCTCGAAAATGCCAGTTTCCTCCCATTTAAAATCCGAAGTTAGGTTAAGACGAAAACAAGGAACGAGTCCTTTCTTTTCACTTGATCGAATGGCGCTCTTGATTTCCGCGCGTAGTTGATCAAGAAAACCGTTTCGATCTTCAAACAGGAACTTAGTCTTATTGATGCGTGATCGTTGCACGTTTGACATAACACCCCGGCCGGCCGTATCAAGACAAGCTCTTGCACAACCTTTGCTTGCCCACTTGCAAACTTGGAATCCTGATTTATTGAATGGTGAAAGGTGGACACCATAGGTTTTAAAGCCTAGCTTCTCACCCTTGATCGTTTTGGCGTTCCCGCTGTTAAGGAGTTTCATTTCGTTTCCTCCTGTTCATAATAAGATACATTCGTTGCGTTATAGGCGGACCCTCTCTTGATAACATACTCGTTTTCCATTTCATCTAGTGCGTTTCTGAGGGCGTGGTCTGGATACTTAGACAACTCCATGAGGGTGCCTAGGTTTACCATGCTCCATTTACCAGCGCATCGGAGGTCAGTTTGTAGTTGATACAGAGCTTGCAAGGCAGGAATTGCTTGGGCCTTTGCTAGTTTTGCGACTTGGGCTTTATCGTATGCCCTTTGCTTTTTGGTCTTTAATTGTTTTTTCATAACATAAAAGGAGCTTTCTTCATTAACTCCAGACAACTCCCCGCGCGTAAACGAGAGGAATTGGGTTGGAATTAAAGAAAAATCTCAGTTAATGAGTAAACTTCCTTTTTATTGCAAACGTGACAAGCGTACTTTCGCGCGTCCGGTTCTACGTTACCATAAAACGAAGCGCATGCGGTGCAATACCCCTCATCTATGTTATCAAACACGGCTGTTTCAATGGAAGACAAAACAGCTTTGGCTCCGCCTACGTCTTCCATGATTTGGTCAAGTATTGTTTGGTTCATTAGTTTTTAGTTGTTATTAAAGTCGGAAATCCTCCCGGCTTCTTTTGCTTTCGGCTTGATCCCTCATGCGCTTGTAACGCTTGGCGCTTTTGGCGTAGTTAACAACCACGCAAGCATAGGCGAGGATTAACAACACACAAAAGAGGAGGATGAGGAATAGAGGGCCTGTTAGGTTTTCTAGGATGTTCATTGTCTTGTTACTATCTACGGTTTCTTTTCACGTGTGCTTCTAACTCATCAAGAGTCTTCATGAATCCAGTGATCGTCAAAATATCCTGGTGCTCGTGGTGTCCTGAGTTTTGAAGATCGACTAGTTCATTGAATAACACTTGCCACTCTTTAGTGTCTCTGAGTGCTACCGGCTTTTTGTTGAATATGTTTAATAGTTTCATAGTCTTGTTTTTGTTTTTGGTGATTACTTAGAAGTGTCAATCAAGTAAGCTTCACCGCTACCACTTGACATAGTCCAAAGGGTTTCACTTCCTGCGATCCTAGTGAGTGTTAACACGTAGCCAGCGCATACGATCTCCGGTTTAGTGACAGTGAAGGCGATAACCTTGTCACCGCGTGTTTCTTGGATGGCGATGTCTTTGTCTTGCATTGTGTTGCCCCATCCGTGGATCTGGTCAACTGCGGGAATTACTTGTTTCATTTGATTTGCATTCATTACAGTGGAGAGATACTGCACCTTTTATCTCTTGTCTATCATAAAAAACATAAAAAGTTTCCCGTGTCTTTTCTTGGGGTGCTTACAGTCTTGTCGAGAAGTGTAAGCACCGGTTGTCTTTAGGTTTGCTTTAGGTGGTTAAAAGTCAAAAGGGGTGACAACACAAAAACAAGCACTAATGAAAACCAGGCTGTAGATGATGCAATTCCGATTGTGGCTTCGCCTAGTAGAATAACATCACCGAAGCAATGTAAAAGACATTCTATAAGTCTCTACACTTTGCTATTAATGAAGCCACTATCCACCAAAAAGGGACCCCCCTTGCTTATTAATAGGAAAAGAGCGGTCGATTTGACGTTTTCGAGGGGGCTCGGGGGGTAAAATTGATTCGCCAATATAACGTTACCCCTTCACATTTTTATAACAAAAACCTACAGCCTATCATCATCCTCGATCTCATAGGATTCCTCATGGATAAGCTGAGTCATCTCGGCGTGTTCTATGGCACCCCGGAGCTTCTGTTGGATGGTCGGCATCATCCCGAGGCCAGCATAAGGATTAGATGATGTTACCTTAATGTTCTTGGTGTCTTTGTGATGAACAGCTACCACAACATCATCGAAGTGTTCTCTAAGAACAGCTAAGGCATGCTCTAGGTTGTCTAGGGAGACTTCAGGTATCTCTTGGTGCTGGATGTTGGAGTTATGTTGCATTAAACACTGATAGGTTGGATAGTTATAGTTAATCATTAACAACTACTCTTAGAGCTATTCTTAGGTCTCCTTAAGTCCTCCTTATTCTAAGATCTCATAAGATCATCCTAAGATATTGTTATTGATGATGTTATTAATAATCCTTAGATCATCCACCTTCGGGGTCTCCTAAGATAGGCTTATTTCCTTTCTCCCTATTATGGGTCCTATTCCTAAGAGATTGTTATTCAATTACTTACCCCAATCTGAAAAACACTTGTTAATACTTAGTGCAATGGCTTTTCCGAGTTGTTGTTTTCCGTATGATGACTCTTGGAACATCTCCCATTCTCGTTTGTTTGTGCCGAAGAATGGTTCAAGGATAACACAAGGTGCTTTGAGCATCCTGAGGAACCGTGCGCCTCGCTCGTTATTCTCTTTGATGGCCTTAGTTCCCCGGTTGGTGTTATTGGGAAAGGCGGAGTCCATGGATTCGATAAAGGCTTCGGCGGCTTGTTTGCCGTGTTGGGAGGTGTGCCAGTAAAGGGCTTCATATCCGTTGGCTTTGGGGTCGCTGAAGGCGTTGAAGTGGAGTTCGACCACAAGGTCAGCCCCAAGGGGATCAACGCCAAGCTTAAGGTTAGCCATAGCTTCGGTGTAGGAGTCCCCGTGGTATTTGTCGATAATGGTAACATCAATGTCTTCGTGAAGGTAAAGATTGATAAAGTGGGCAAGGGTGCGATTGTAAGCCCACTCAGTGTGGGTTTCGTCCCAGCTCACGGCTCCCTTGTCGTTGGGCCTAGAATGCCCTACAGCCAGCACAAGGCGTTGTTTCCTAGGCTCACCTACCGGTCCCTCCAAGACCCTCTCAGAATCCATCCTAAGGCCACTATCGCGGTATTCCTCAAGCATTGCTATAATATCGTTAACAGTCTTTATATCCATGATGTATATGTGCTTTTGTTATTATTGTGGGACTTGTAATAGGCGTCCTTGAAGTCTCTGAGTTGTTGGTGGATGGCCTCCTCTTTGCGCTCATCGATCTTTAGGTCGGCATCTTGGGCCATCTGTTGTGTCCAGTAGGAGACTCCCATGGAAAGGGCATCAAGTCTATCATCGTGTGTTAACGCCCCTTTTTCTCGTGTAAGGCGAGATAGCTGGAACATTAGCTGATACTTAAGCTGTGTCTCGATAGGATACTTTTGGGCGGAGTCGTAGTCGTTCTTGATGACCTTAGGGTCGATAACAAGGCGGTGTTGGTTAAGGACTGGTTCCAGGGTGTCTACGATTCGTCGTTCCTTTTGGACGTTGTGTCTGATCTCCTCGACGGTGCAAGGGTAGATCTTAGAGAGATAGGGCTTAATGATCTCCACAAACATGCCGTCACCGAAGTTACTTTCCACCACAATAACATTAACCTTGTTCATCTTGGCCTTCATCGTAAGAACCTTAAGAACCTTTTCGTCGTAGCCTCCTTGCATACCACCGGCATCGGTAACATATAGGTAACCGTTAAGCATCTTGACGACAGCCCAAGAGGTCTCGTCTTTACCACGGCCTGATGGGTCAACAGCAAGGACACTTCCGGTGTAAGGCACGTGGTCACCCACAAGCTTCATAGGGCGAAAGAAACGATCACCTCGGAACCCTACGTTAGGCACAGTGCTGTCCCAAGCGTTCTCCGGGACTTGCGCCCACACAAGCTTTTCGGGTGCCGTGTCGTTATCAAGATCCATAACAATAAGGTCATTGATCTTTAAAGGATAGCGGTCTAAGTCGGACAGCTTAGGGTCCAGCATGAACTGCATAGCGAACCCGGACTTACCATAGGATGCTTCACGTTCGGCTAGGTCGATGTCACCAAAGCGGCTGGGTTCGGTAGGCTCCCCTACGTTATCATCATCAATACAGGAGGCAGCTATGTTACCCTTGTAGACCTTGTCGGACTTATCGGCTGTTACCTTCTTTGCTGGCCACACGCGCATCTCGTAGTCACGCTCAAGCATCTTGTTATAGATACTGTCTTCACACTGGGGTGTCCCAAGGAAAAGGATGCGACTGTTGTCCTCGGGCTTAAGGATAGCTTCGAACTCCTTGACTTGCTCTGAGAGCTTGTCACGCATCGACTGGGTGGCTGAGTTGTTAGGGACTTCTACGTCATCAGCAACAATGATGTCAGCACGGGAGCCGGTAAGCTGAGATGTTATACCAAGGGACTTGACCGAGGGAGCGTGGGATGCTTGGGCTGGTCCGACATCAAAGGAGATCTTAGAGAAGCGTTGTTTGTCTCCGGGCATCAGGTGAGCCAACACGGGCATCTCGTGGATCAACCTAAGGGTGAACGTGGAGAAGTCATCAGCGCGGTTCTTGGATGCCGAGACAACAAGGATGTTCTTTTGTGGATCTAGCAGTAGTTGGTGGACTACAAAGGCTGAACAGATCCATGACTTACCGACACCTCGGAACCCTTGGATAACACCTCGTCGTGGACCGTTTTGCATCCACTCGGCTATCTCGTATTGGATAGGTGTGGGTGCGGGTAGCGAAAGGTGATTCCATGTCATCCAAAGGAAGTTACGGAAGTCCTTAAGCTGTGGCGGAAGGTCACTCATTCATTAACAACTTTATCAGTCGCATCTTCGAAGGGAAGCAAATTTACAAGTGCCTCCAAGGGTGAATCCTTAGTGATACTTGCAGTGATGTTATTGTCCTTAAGTAACTGACGTGCAGCGTTTAACAAGGCCGGAGGTGCTTCACCGCTGTTGATTTGGTCGATGAATGTGTCGATGAGAAGGTCTTGTAGACCCTCCATCTTTATGCTTCGTTTTTCGTCGCTCATTTTTGTTTATTCTTTAAGAGGTGTCGTATCTTTATTAACATATAGATCAACGTGGAGAGTCCTACTGCAATAGCCACAGTGGTGTTAACTTGTTCAAGTGTTATATTTGCAATCAATCCGGTGATACCTACTAAGGGTGTATTGACTGAGGAGTTCATATCTTGTGTTACGCAAAGGTGCTTCCAAAGACGATGAAGTTAATACTAGTAGTGGACGCTACGTTAGCTTGCGATTCTATCGTAAACCCGGCGGTCGTTTTAGCCATAACTGTTACAGAGTGATTATCACCCATAGCTCCGCTAGTTTCCATGTTAGCGAACACTACATAATTATTATCATCCATACCGTCTGTGAACGTAATTGTTCTTTGGTCCCCTGATGCTGATGCTGACGCCACATTATACGAACCGGCAGCTAAGGTTGCGGAACCTGAGCTATAAGCTACTGTCCCATAGCACCTTGGAGAGAACGGACTGTGTTTAAGAACGTCAGGTGTTACGACACCAGCGGTGCTGCTTTGGGTCTCCATGTTAGCTTTTGAGGCTTTGGCTACCTTAGCTTGTGTTACGTTTGCATCTTTAATGTTATCTGTCTCAACAGCAACGGCTGCAAGTCTATCGTGTGTTACGGCACCTAGAGCTAGGCTTGCGGTATTGATGGAGCTTGCTTGTAGGTTTAACTGGTTAACAGCTCCGGGCTGTAGCTTAGTGTTATCTACGGATGCGTTAGCGAGCTGAAGCGTATCCACAGCACCGGCTGCTATCTTACTTCCCGTAACGGCCCCCGCTTCAATAGCTCCTGTGGTTACTGTTTGGACGCCCGCATTTGTGTCGGCTGCATCCTCGGTCATCTCCTGTGCGGCAAAGAGACCTTGCTTATAGGAGTTATCGAGATCACTTTCGCTTAACACAGCACCTGACTTGAAGTCAACCAAAGGAAGGACTGAGGTTGTCCGATAGATTCTTAGCTTTGAGGAAGAGTCAACAACCGCACTGACAGACGCTAAGGAAATCCACGTCGCCGCAGTGCAAGTAACTGTCTTTGTAAGAGCGTCTACGGTGTAATCAACATCCTTGGTAAGAACCACACGCACGTCACTACCGTTGATAAACACTACGGTTATGTCGTCATTGCTGAGGGCTTCAATACCATAGGTAATGCTCTGGGCTGTTGAGGGTGTTAAGAAGTCGGATAGATAGAATGATAGTCCACTTGTGATAGGCATGGTGTTTTATAAGGTTGGGATAGGGTTATTAAGTTCTTCAGCGGCTGCTTTATTAAGCTGCTTTTTCTTAGTGTTAATGTCTTTAACGGCTTGAATTAGCTCAGGAAACTCTAAGCTCATCTCTCGCTTTGCTTTACGTCTGTAAGCTGAAAGCACTTTGTTCATTTCTGTAACTCTGGGATCTTTATCAATAAGCTGTGATTGACCACCGGCATCGTTTACGGATTTTGTAAATGCTTTAAATTTACGCGAATTAACTAAACCTTTTAAGGAGTCTCTTAACGTTCGTCCTTTAATTGTAGTTGTTCCGGTTAGTTCCAAGAAACGGTCGTAAGCTTGATCCCCGGCAGCGTTATAGAATTCCCTCATATCAGTCTCGCGGTTTCCAATGAAGTTTGTTGAAGGCATGGAGAATCCGTAGACTAACTCTTGGATTGTCTTATCTACACTGTCGTTCTTTTTGCTAGAGACGTAGATCGGGTTCATAACACCTAATAATCCCACTGGGTTCTGCTTGTAAATCGCTTCCCCTAGGAATGTCCGTTTTGGTGGTATTTTTTCAGCGGCAATAGGAAGCTTGCGAAGAACAGCGTCTACTACACTTCGTGACTCCCTAATCATAACTTCGCTTTCGCCGAGATCCTTAAACTGATTAACAGACATAGGAACAGCCATTCCGCTAACAATGTCCCGTCCAATCTTAGGACCGTAGATCTCAGGCTGCTGGACAGCGTTTAAGACGTTATTTAGTCCACGAAGGAATGATTTATCGGTTATGTTTTCAGCCATCGAGAAACTTAAAGCCATAAGTGATTCTGAACTTCCAGGCTCAAGCTTCGGGTTCATTGTCATGTGGTCTGCGATGTCGGCTGCAATTCCTATCATCGTGGCAAAGGGATCAAGACGTTGGTAACTAACGTAGGTTGGATTGTCTTCATCACCAATAACAAATGAGTTAGGTTGCCATCCAGTAGCTCTGAGTGCTTTTAACTCGTCCGGGTTACGCGGTCCACTTCCAGTAATCTTATCTTTGTTTAAGTAGGCATAGTAAAGAAGAGCAGCACTTCCCGCTGTAGCGGTTGCCATCCTTCCTTGATACTCAGCCTTTTGCATTGGACTCATTGCTGCCATCCCGGCGCGACGTTCTGCTGCTTTCTTAGAAAGTAACGGTGCGATTTTTTCATACCCGTATCCAAATGGAGTTCTCTTTAACCCAAACGAAAGTATCTGTGCGGGGGTATTAACAAACGGAAGGATTAATGTTAATGGAGGAAATTTCTCCCTAGCTCTGTTTACTAGACTCACAAACTCACCTTGATTAGGATCAGTGAAGGTTACTTCTCTTGTGAATTGTCTGGTTTCTTCAATTAACTTAAGCGCATCTTGGTCGCGTATAAAGCTGTCTCTATTCTCTAGTGTTAACTTGCGAAGTTCATTTGGGATCAGCATTGGGTTGTCAATCACTTGTCCAGCTTGTTCGCCTTTAAGGACATTCTCACGCGCTTGTTTCGCAAGGACAGAGTGAATCCGGCTTTCGCTATACATAGCGCCATCCTCAAGAAACGCTTTATTCATAGTCTGTTCGACCCACGCGTCCTTAGCCTCGATTGGTTTGTTGACCCAGTTCTTATCAGTGTGGACGTGGTTGGTTAGGCGTTCGCGAAGATTAGATAATCCGGCGGCTGCTTTGTTCATGGAGTCACCACCCGCGTTCAATGCAAACGGAAGGTTAAACCAAGTGTTAACCCATCCCATTGCTTTACCAAAGGTGCTGTCCTTATTCACCCCATAAAGCTCAGGGTCAAGTGCGTCGATGTTTGGTTTACTTGAAGCGTCTGTGAACGGGGAGTTAGCGCCTGTAACAACATCGGACTTGGTTCTAGCGCCTTTAGCTCCAGCTTTGATTACCATTTTAAAGTCTTCAGCTTGTTGGTGGAATTTCAAAGCTTCTTTAAAGACTTGTTGTTGGGCTTCATCACCCTTAATAGCGCCAACGCCAGCACCGACAATGCGTTCCATTTTTGTTAATAAGCGAACCGCGAGAGGCATAGACACGTTCAGTGTGGTAGTTGCTGGTCCAGACAGAAGGTTACGCTGAAATAAGCGAACACCAAAGTTAGTGAACTTATCAAACCCGCTCATCTGAGACATCTCGTTAATTTTAACAAAAGCATCTAACGGGCTTTCTCCGTCAGCAGCATACATCATCCGCTTCATAAAGGTATCAAACCCTTTTTCCATGTCCCCCGGACGAGTCTTTAACCAGTTATCAAAAGCTTTCTTTGTAGTGAATCCTCTACCGGCTCCGTTAATAGCGTCTTTGCGTCGGTTAACATATTCACTTCTTTGTCTCCGTAGTTCTTGAAGACGAGTGGTAGGAGTGGTATTGAGGACTTTTCTTCTCGCTGCTTGCGCGTTGCTTAAATCTGTAAATTGTTGATCTGTTAATTTTGAAAGAGCTTGAACATCTTCAATAACCTTTTGGATGTCGTTCTCTTCTCGGATCATCTTTTTGGCTGAATCAATGCGAGCAAGGATGTCATCCATCTCAGGGTCAACTTTAAAGGTAGAGGGATCTAATTGTCCTTTGGTTGTTTTGCCTTTCTGTAACAGATCGGCTCTTAAGGAATCTAAGGTCTCCTTTGCTTTGGCAATCTTTATCTTTCGGTCGGCCTTGGATTTAACAATCTTCTTAAGGTTTTTGACGGTTGTTGATGAGGTTCCTTTAGCTTTGGCAGCGCGGTTCTTAGACGCCTCTTTAGCTGTGACTCTAGCTTTGTATTCATTTGGACTAAGAGTATCCACATAGTATTCCTCTTCGCGTAATGTTATGATGTCTTGCTCGTCTCTGTAGGCTTGATCGTGATAACTGATTTTCTCTTCCAATGATCGTATCTCGTCCTTTAACTTAAAGGCATCGCCATCTTCCTCAATCTCAGGGGCTTTTGCTTCGCCTTTTATTTCGTCCGGGTCTTTTCCTGATAACTCTGCTGCTCTTTTTCGTTTAAGCTCAAGTTGTTTTTCAAGGGAGTCCTTGCGACGTGTAAGACTGTCTTTGGCTTTTAACCGCTTTTTGCTGATGCTTTTCTGTTTATCTTTTGTAGGCTGTCCTTTAGTCGGGTCAATAAACTCATCAGCTTCGCTCAGTAAATCTTCGGCGGCTTTGTCCGTATCTTGGATGTTAATCTCAGCCATTGCGTCAGCTAAGTCATCGTCATCTGCAATAACATCAGCCATTTCACGCGTGTAGCTTTCATCAAGTTTTTGATCAGAGGATTTAATTCCTAAGCTTTCCTGCAAAGATACGACAAATTTATTTTTACGGTCTAGTAAACCTTTTGAGAACTCAGTGCCGTAAGCAGCTTGCGTTGCCGTAAAATACTTTAACCTCCGCTGTTCCGCTGTAGCAAGCAGTGTCAGTTTACGCAATTCTAATTGATCCGGTGCAGAGTTGGCTAATTCTTTTTCACGTTTAGCGCCTATTGTTGTCAGACGATCAATGGAAGTTCTCATCCCAATAATAGAAATCTGCTGCCCCGCCCGAGCTTGTTTCATTGCTAATAATTTTGTGTCGTCATCTAAGATTCCACCTCTTATTGCTTTCTTAATACCTTCAGCAGACATCCCACTGGTTTCTAGTATTTGGATCATCTCTGCTGCTCGTTTTTCTTTACTTGCAGCATCTTTTGCGACGAGATCGGGCGTAAAGCTTTTAAAGATGTCGTCCATCTCGGCTTTAGTGTTAGCTCCTAGAATGGCTTCGGTTAGACGTTCACTTGCGTATATTGCTTGTTCTCCACTAACATTCTCAAAATCATCAGGCAACTCGGTTGTCCCTTCTTTACCCTCAGTCTTCGCTCCTGGAATTAGGTTATTTGGGTCAAGATTCTGTTGTTCTTTAGTAACTTCATCGGCAAGTTTTTGACCTTCTTCCGTCTCCCCGGCGTTTTTCCTGAGACTCGCATTGTGGTCATCTCTTGCTTGGTTTAACTTATTAACAGACTTTTCTGAACCATCAAAGTTTTTCATGGCTTTGATAAGTTTTGCGCCAGTCCATACCAGTGATCCTACGGCTCCTCCAATAGCACCACCTTCCATAACATTTTTCATCCGTCCTTCAAACTCAGAATCATCTTGGTTGGACTTTAAGTATTCGGTGACTCCCGAAAGGACATCAGTGTGTTCAGCCAGCAGGTCACTTAAACGCGCTTCATGCCCGTCAAAGGCCGCAAAATCAGCAAGCGCACCAGTAGTTATCCCTTTAATTGTCTTAGTGGTCTTTTCACCAAATCGTATGGCAGTGGCAGCGCGTCCCGCTTTGCTTAACAAACCAACAGCAAACCCTCCGGGAATCAAACCGGCGGCGAATTGTGTGATACCTTCTGCGAGTCCACCGGCGATTCCAGTAGGTCTATCAAAATGTCGTTTGGTGTAGAACTCTTCGTCCATATCAAACATGCCACCAAGGGTCATATCAGCGAGACCTACCATAGATCTGCCGAAACCTTCTAACCCAGCCACTACCCCGGTCCCTATGTCTTCAAACACGCCAACATCATCTTCATCGTCAGGGATGTCTAGGTGTTCGTAGTCCGGGTCACTAAGAGAAGCTCTCCCCGTTATTTGGGGCGAGGACATTGAAGTAAACGAATTAACCGTCTTTGGAAATATATTCATATGGTAAAATTATTTAGGAGTTTTCTCTTTAGCTGCCAGTCCGAAGCCAATCTTACGAGCTAGTTCTACTTGGTCAGTTCTAAATTGTATCTTTTGTTCTTCCGTTCCATCTTGGAAATACCTTTTAAACAACTCATCTAAATCATCAAAGTCGTTATAAGCTCCGGCTCTTGCCGCGTAGTAACTATAGATGTGAGTCTTAGGTGTATCTCTGCGTGAATAAAGAGGAGGTAATTTATTTCCATTAGGTCCAACGCCGGCTGGGTTTAATTCAAGATTATAACTAGGCACTCCTTTTCTCGGGCTGTAATTACCGCGTTCCGGGTCTGTTCCTGCTGTGGTTCCTTGGTAACGAATAACCGCACCGTCCCTGTGTAGCTGCATAGGCAGTCCAATATACTTAGATCGTTCTATAACTTTTGCTCTGTGTTCATCTCCTTTATTAAACTGTTTATCTCGTTCATACACCGCACCCGCAAACGCTTGGTCTTCGTAATAAGAAGGGGTGGTTTTACGGTAGACTTGCTCAATTAACTTCTGTCGCGTGTCGTAGTTTGAGTTTTTATTTTTCATCAATTTAAGAGCTTCATCGTCCGAAACTGTGATGTTAAAGCGATCCAAAGCGTTCTCAGAGGTTTCGTTACTTTGTGTGGGAACCATTTTACCATCCTCATCCAGAAAGTCTGTTTTACCTTTACTTTCTTCTAACGCCATTGCGATTTTTGTCTGCGCTCTTTCAAACGAATCGGTGGGTTTTACACCAGCCTTGTTAGCTAGTCGATCAACCGAAGCCTCGCCCCTAAATTTTTCAGCGCGTTTTCTTATTTCCTCAAGCGCATTATCAGAAGTTTTATCAGCTTCTTCTTTAAAATAGGTTTCTAATCTTTCCCGGTATAGCTCACGAATTGTTAACTCACGACCATCTTCGGTAGTAACATTAAATAGACGTGGGTCTTTAATTCCACGCTGCTCGTATTCTTTCATGATGTCACGGGCAGCTTTTTCACTGGCTTTTAACCATGCCTTTTGCGGTGCATCATACAGGATTGTATTCCAAGTGTCTTTGGCTTTTCCTTGCCAGTCGTCTTCTTGTGTAACTTTCAAGCCGGATACGTCTTTTCCCAGAGCTTCCCAAGCTTCAACTAAAGAATCCGAGCTTTGATATTTTCTACCTAAGTCTGTTTTACCTAGATTCTGAAGGATAGTTTCTCGGTTGGGTATCAAGGCGTAGAAGTCAACGTCGTCAGTTATTCCAAATTGTCCTATCAATTCTCGTTTGTTAGTTGCGTCAGCAATTAGATCGTCACGCTCAGGTTTTCCGATTTGTTTATTATTAAACAGGGTTTCAGCGTTAATAACAGCAGAAGCTAGCTTTTCTTGGACTTGATCAGCCGTCATTTTCTTGGCATCAATCAATATTTTTGAAATCTTCATTTGTTCAGCCAAGGCCAGTTCTGCTCCAAACGATTCATCGGTTGTCTCCTGACGCTTCTCTTCGGAATCGACCATCCGTTGTAGACGTGATATGTATAGGTTAGAGTATTTCTTACCGTCGAGAGTTAGTTCGCCTTTTTTAACTTGCTCAAGATAGGTGTCAGTGACATTTAGATTTTCTTGAATGTTTGCTTGTATAAATTGAAGGGATGAGTTTTCAACTTTTTCGCGCCACTTTTGAGGGTCATCTAAATTCTTACCCGCTTGTATATCAGCGACTCCTCTTCGGTATTTGTTATCGTTAGAAAAGGCGTGTGTGTAAGCTTTTGCTTCTCTCTCTTGTTTTAATGTATTAACATCTAATTCAACTTCTTGGCTTGCGGTTAACTTTACCGGCTTTTTGTCTACGACAGTTTCGGGTGCTGCCCCTTCTTGGATATACTTAGCACCTTTAACCGCTTCGGATATACCCTCGGTAACTATTCCAAAAAAGCCTTTCGGTGATGTCTTCCCTGCGTTAGTCGTTGCCTCGACCTTAATCGGGACGTTCTCTAAGTTGTTTGTAGTTCCGTTCTTATCGACAAAAGAAAACTCCGTTAAAATACTTTCGTCACCTTGTTGCGCTGGGTTCGCTGATACGCTCACGTAGTCCGCTTCTCCTCGCATGAATTGTTCAAGAGAGTTTAGTTCACTTCCGGGTTCTTTTAGGAACGTATCAAGCGTGGCTGGTAACACCAGAGGACCAGCAGGGGCAACCCTAGGTAACTTAGGTTTTTCTTGGTTCACCACAGGATCTTTAGGTTCCGTATTAAACGGGTCGCTCGATGGCAACATTGACCCTCCTGCACCTTCGTTATACGTCACGTCATCCACTGGATCTCCTGGAAGAGGTGGAATGTCCTCATTGCTATAGTCTACCGCCCCAAACGAATCATCTAAAGGTGTGTTAGTCCACTCACTAGAGTCGTCCATAAGGATGTTCTCTTGTGATGCAGAGTTAATAAATTTTCGTCTGTTATCAATTAAGGTAGCGTGAGTTTTACCGGCCAAGCCAGGAATCCTACGTAACATCTCATTGTGTAACGCTTTTTGGTGAGATGAATTAGCGACCATTGCATCTACTTCACCCGGTATCACATCGTTGTAACGCTTCTCAAGCTCTGCGATTGGGTCTTCAGAGTTTAAGATTTTGTTCATCTCTGATGGGGATGCGTTTGATAACTCAGCCTCTAAGGTCTGTAACTTTGGAATGACTTCCGTCTTTAACACTTGACGATACAGTTCTTCATCAACGGCCTCTTTCTGAAACAAGTCATAGATAAAACTTTTTGCTGATTCGTCGCCGCCCTCCGCGCGGTTCTTTAGCTCCTCTTTAATTTCCATAGGGGACATCCCTTGGACTTTCTCGACCCCCGCTTGTTGTTGGATGTTTTTAAATTGACCAGCAAGTTGTGGGAACTGATTTAACGCTTTTGATAACTGAGTAAACGAGTTTTCCTTGGGAGTTTCTTGTGTTACGACGTTATATTGACCGCCTCGGCTGATTGTCGATCTCAATGATACTTGACCAAGATTAACATCAACTTTCTCCCTCGTGTCTTGAGAGAGTGCTTTTTTAAGATCTTCTGTTGTCATTTAAAATTGTTATTTAGAGGGAAACACCTGAGCGGTTTGCATTCCGGTTTGCATGCCTTGTAACCCTGCTTCCAATAGGCTGGCTTGTTTGATTGGCTGGTTGATTCTAAGCTGATTCATGCGTGAGCGTATGGCTCCTTCCTCTAATTCTAATCCAGTCTGTTGTGCTTGCATCTTCTGCTGTTGTTTCTCAGAGAACGAATATCGTGCTTGTTTAGCTGTTAACGAATCGGTCAACCTCTCTAAGGACATGCCAGAAATACCTGACTCCGTAAGAGCAATTAGACGCGCACGCGATTTTGCCTCCATTGTCTGCACTTGCGCGGCTTCGGTGCGCTGTGACCGGGCAGTGTTTTCCTGTGCCTCTCTTAGTCTTACCGCGGTATTAGCACGTTGCGCTCTAACTTGTTCAGCAGCAGAGGCTTGTGCTTGAGCTTGTTCTTGGGCGCTTGCCGCAGCTTGTTGCCCAGCAAAGGATGAGATAGCACTGGCAGCACCCATAACGAGAGGATTACACATAATTGTTATTTATAAGGAAGAGGGATTGATTTGGAATGAAAGGAAGTCGGTGGAGTCATCATCGGAGAACTCAGCACCGCACCACTTAAGCCATCGAACGGCTGTGGTGTTTTGGACGTGGACGTGGTTGACACATGGTAGTTTGTAGTGGTTAACAATAAAGGAAAGCCAAGCTTTACTAGCTTTAGCAAACTCAAAGCCCGCAACTTGAAGCAGCCTATCGGTCGATAACAACCAGATGTAGTTGGTGTTATCCTTGATAAGCTCACCGATCCCAAAGCAAGCTAAGGGCGCGTGGTCGTCTTTGGCGCATATGGTCCACGTGTGGTAGTCTTGCTTTAACCCTAAGTCTAGGGCTTGTGTTGGGGTGGACCCACTGGTTAACAAACATTCAAGCTTGTCGATGTGGCGCATGTTGATGCCTACCTCTTCACAGTCGGATTTACGGGCTGACCTAAGGTAGACGTTATTATATTCTAGTTGAACGGGTATGGACGTTGGCTTCGAATTCACAGGCTTGGAAGTTAGATGCAAATGCACTTGAGTTAACAATCTTAATAAGCGAA